GTTGCAATCCTTGGATCTGCGTTAAGATTAGCAGTGATATCCTCCACGATAGCATCTTTCAATCCTTCCGTGAATGGTTCAAAAATTGCATCATATATTATTGTGCCAAATTCTGGATTTTCAACTCTCTCACCTTTACGCACACTGAGTCTATTAATAAGATCCTGTTTGGCAACTTCAAAATCGTAAAGATTAAAATTACGTTTATCCGCACGTGAACTAAAACCTTTAAAGGTTATTTTTTTATCCGATAAATCGCCTGATCCTGAATCTCCGTATGCCATATGCTTTATTTACTCTATGCTATGTCGTCCCTGTCTCTGCCCTTTGATGCTGTTCTATCATATGGCTCGTGAGTAACAAATGCTCCAGTCACCCTATTGGTTTTACTATCCATCACAGTCGTTTTTGCTTTTGTTTTTTCATAGTTAGGTTTACCATTCTTGATTGGCTCTTGGGCTATGATATCTTGCACTTTGATAGGTTTCAAGTCTACCTTACTATGGCTAGGTTCCAACCAACTCGGCCCCCATATGGACTTTGCTCTAACAGAGTTAAAATGCACTTGCGATCCAGCCAAATCTATTCTACCGTCAGCACCATGTAACTGTGTGCCTTTTGTAAATGATGTTATGCCGTCCCTAGCAAAATGTCTCACACTACCTTTTTGTGATGCACTTAATATTCCTGACTCGCCCATGACGTAAACATATTTCTCAGCATTAAGCACAACATTTTCTTCCGCAGTAAAATTAATTTTTTCCTTGGCATGGAAATTGATATTTTTATCTGAATGTAGATTAAAGTCTCCCTCAGATCTTAATGCTATGCCTCTATCTGAATAAATGTTAATCTTTCCATTTTTTTCCATTTCTATAAATGCCTTACCTGATCCATTTGCTAGATAGACTACACCTTCGGTATCATGCATTAGAAGTTGGTGTCCAGACGCAGTACGCAATCTCGTTAGTTGATTGTTTCCGTCAACATCACCATCGTCCATAACGAAAGTGTGTCCAGTTTTTCTAGTTACAAAATCCTCTGCCTCTGAATCTTTTGCACCAACTTTTTGTTTTCTTGTGCTGGTGTCTTTTGGACCCGGAGTGCTTATACCAAACACTTGACTAGGTGTCTCCCTACGAGCAGAACTTGATGTTGTGCCTCTGACGTCATCTGTTGACAAGCCTTGCTCTACTAGAACTTGGGCAAATGGATGTATTGGTTTTGGTATTGAATCATAGTTTCCGTTTTGCAAAGCACCTTGTGTGTTTCTGTTCAATTCTCCAGATGGCACGTTGTCTGTACCATAAGTTTTTTGCTTGTTGACACTGCCTCCGCCAGTTCTGCCAGGAGGACCATCTTGCCTGTCGTATGTGTTAGTGCTTGATGCTATACCAGGTGTCATATGATTAGTGAATGGATCCTGCACACAGCCAATCCAATACGCCTGCTCCATTTTTCCTTCTGCGAAAATTACAAGCACTTTTGTTTCTAGGTCAGGCGGAACTGCCCAAAACCCATATGAATGTTGTGTGTTAGCATAATCAGTCGCGGCGCCTATCACATGTCTTTCTCCCTTGGCTCCGTAGAATGGTGCCAGATATTCACATGTGATTAATTGATCTTCTGTTGGCAAAGATACTTTTGCAAGAGTGGGTATAAAAACTCTTAATCTTCCCATCCTTGCAGGGTCTTTGTTTCCTTTTACTATTCCAAGATAAGGGCCTGGATTTTGTCCTGTCCAAGATTTGTCACCACCTGGTGCCTGTGCGGTGGATGAATGACCTTTCAAATAATCATATAAAGACATTATGTTAAAAATCCTCTTATTTTAGAAGCAAGATATACAAACTTCTTTCCTATACTAGTTAAGTTCTCAATAGGTTTGTTAGATAGATTATTGAATGCGGCCATTTTGTATGCCTCTCGGCTTGTGGTTACTGCTGTCTCTCCGTTTCTAGAAACCATCTGTGCAGTTGGGATAGGATTGGATATTGTCACTCCTTGGTTATTGAATCTCGTAAGATTTAGTATGTTTGTGTACATGCCATCTGAAAAATTATGTTCTACCGAAATGACCCTATAAAGTCCACTGAATTGAGCACTCTGGGTTGTTTGTAGTTCGTACAGTCCAGTCTGATCGTTAAGATCTGTTGGCATACGAAAGTTCAAAAGAATTATTGGCTCCGCAACATCAGTGTTGTAACAACGTAATTCATCATTCCAGATACGTCCTCTGTTAGCTCTCCAATAATCAATGTCTCTATCCTCAAATATTCCTTCACCTGTCTTGAAATTTTTACCAGACACAGGTATAAACTGTGACTGACTTATCCATGCTGGATCTCCAAGAATCTCCATACGAATGTTTACCATATCTGCCAATGGATGAGTCAATGAATCTAAAAACACATCTAACTGTTTCGGCGTACCACCGGTCTTTCCAGTCCCTTCTGATTTTGCCACGCCAACTTCGGATTTCAAAACGAGATCGCCATCAACATAGATATCTTTTGCAGTTGAACCACCAGTTTTTTTGACACTTGTGTCTTCGATAGTGTTTTTCCTTTTGTCAGTTGCTTCAAAGTCCTTTAATCTTGCCTGAAAATACGCCACCTTGTAATCAATGTTAAGGTCTAAAATATCAACGTTTTCACCTGTGAAAATATAATTGTAAGTTTTAAAAACAAAACTTTTAAAATTTTGCCCTGTGCTTACTCCTGGGATTGCCAAAGAGTATGCATGTATTTTGTAAGGCTCGATGGTGTATGTTATTACTTTTCTATTTGTGGCCCTAATTGTATCAAATTCTCCTTCTTGTGGCACCACACTTGCACGTATCTTAAAATATTGAAAGTAAAATTCTTCTGCCTGTGTGGCCTTAAGCACTGCCTGTGCACCGCCTTGTTTCTGAACGCCACGTAGTCTTGTAGCACATTTTTGTTTGAACTCCTCAAATTTTTTATCTGCAAAATCTGGATGTCCTTTCATAATTTCTTCTAATATTTTAGTAATTGCATTTGAACTATTAATTTTCATGTATTCTACTGGCAAAGTTCCTGGAGGGCCTTCTAATTTTTGTTCCAACATGCCAATTTGGCCAACTGTTTCTACTACCGTTTCTTGCGTTGGTTTTAGATCAGGATGCACTCCAATTTTGTAGGTATCTGCAAGTTCAACAAGTCCTTGTTCTTTTTCGTCCTCAGTCTGCCTGTTCAAAAGTGTTTCAAGAGAAATTACTACATCCTTAAGTTTTTTTCCAACTGGAGTAAGGTGTCCTGATGTTCTTGGATAGTTGTATGTGTTCACGAATGCAAATTCGTTGTATGGTATCGCTGTGACAGAATATACTGTGCCTGCCTGATCAACATTCATTCGCATATTAGTAATTTTTACTGGAATCACACGCTTCATGGTCTGGCTCGTTTTTTCCGATGCCACTTGCCCTGTCTCATCAAATCCTTTGAATTCTATTGTTAATAAAAAAGGCGCATCTAAATGGTCAAGGTAGCCATTGTTTACAGCGGCACCACGAATACGTTCTAACAGTGTTATGCCTGCCGGTTCGATTATCTCCATTTGTATGTTTGTGACAGATGTTAGCCTACGTTTTTCGTTAAGTCCCGGAATGCTTGTCATTGTAACGTTCTTGAAATATAGATCTCTGTTTTTCCCTAACACTTCTCGACTTTTGATTGTTGCGCCTCTTACTCTCTCATTTGTCTTTATTCCCTTGAACGCTCGTGCTAGATTTTCAGCGGGTGAACTTTGATTCTCTGTTGGGCCTATCCCAGCACTCTTTACAATTATATCATGTGCTTTGGCACGTAGAAGTTGTGTAGTGTCTTCCAATTCTCTTTGCGACAGTCCGCTGAGAGTAAACAAAGAATTGTATGAAGCAAAGTCAAACAACATATTTGGATCTGATATGTTTTGTACGTAGACATCATTTTTAACCTTCCTTGTAAATTGTCCTGCTGGTCCTTCACTTAGGTCTACCTTGACACTTTTATCTATATTATTATATGCCATAGG